TGGAGTTGCAATCTGCGGCATGATTCCGTTAGCAGTAACACCAATAAAAACAAACTTACCTTCGACATCCATTTCTTTTAAAGTTGTTTGCGGTGTGTCAACCCAACTAATCCACTTACGACCATAATTATCTACAGGAATTGGAGGTATACCCTTTATAACTATTTCTTCTAATCCATTATCATTAGTTTTTATAATGTATGTTTTAGATCCTGCGAGTATTTTTAATACCTGAGTTCCAAAAGCAGGAGCCCAACCTTCAGGAGTTTTCATCAGCAATGGTATTCTTCTAACCAAGTTATCTATATCAACTGGTGCAGATGCGATTCCTTGAGTAGCTTCCGCTTTTAATACATCTACGTTTTCTACAATTCCAGGTGACATATACCCACCTACATCATCTCCTAGTATGACAGTTCCTGTAGTTGGCGGATAAGATCCACTAGGACTTTCAAACATAGCTAAAACAGTTGGCCCAAGCTCAAGAGCTGTTGCAAAGAACTGATCTCCGCCAAACCTATCTGGCTCACTAAACGATACTACCCAACCAATACCTATTGCACCTTCGGATAAAATGTCTAATTGTATTTGAGCTAAATCTTTTCTAGGGAAAGGCCATCCCCCTCTTTCACGAACATCATCTTCTGTAATATTAAGAGTAGTAAAGTAACCAGATGGTTCTTGCTCCGCAACTAATGAATCAAAGATTTTTAATTTAAGTATTTCGGTAGGGGTGCTTTGGAATACTAAGGGCAAACTTAGTAACAAAAGTATAGGTAATAAAAGCTTATTCACTTTGCGTTATTGTTATGTTGGAGTCGCCACCGCCGTTGATCTTAACAACATTAGATACACCATCTTGGATAATGATTAAAGTATAAGAGCCGTTGCCGTTTAAATCTAATCTAACTGAATCATTTACCTTTCTTCTAAGGCTTATTATATCACCTTGAACCAAGGTAGTTATCTGAGTATCTGGATCTTGCCCTATTCTAGTACC